AAGAACCAGTCCGTATTTCCCAGCTGCTGCCCGCATGTGCTTTGCCCACATCGGAACGGCGCGTAGTTCGTGATCGTGATTCCGTATCCAAGCTTTGCCGCGAACCCGATGTAATACGCCGCGGACTGGCCGCCACTATTGGCGAGCCGCGCCACGACCTGAGCGCGTCGCTGTTGGACTGTTGGCGATTCGCCTGCGCATGGGTCAGGCAGGCCGAGCGTCAGTTCCCATTCGGGCAGCAACTCATAGGTCGTCGCGGGGAAGGCATCGACGAGCAGGTAATTAGCTCGAGCGGTCGTCCGTCCGTAGATCTGCGTGAGGCCGGTAAAAACTTGCGTCTGAACCGCATCGGGATCTCGGGGCCACACGCGCCCGCGCGGCATGAGCGCCTGAAAAGCGCGGAGAAAGTCCGCGCCAGTGAGGTTTGGTGCTGGCATGGCTCACCTCACGGATAGTTGATGCTGCCGAGGACTGGCAGATTGCCGGTCGCATTCGTGATGTTTCCGGATGGAGACGTGATCACGAATCCGGCTGTGCCGGAGACCGCACCGATGGCTGATTCAATATCAGACAGGTTGATCGTCCCGCCCGGTGCGCCATTGGCAAGGAAGACGCCGGAAATAGCTGCCGCAATCGCATTGCGCGTCGTCGTGCTGGACGACGAAAGCCCGGAAATCGTGAAGTTGACCGTGTTCTGAATCGGCGCACAGGCGTAGACGAGAGCCGTGACCGGCTGAAGCGCGATGATGGCGTTCGCGACCGTTAGCTGATCGCCAGTCGCCACCGTGCCGCGCGGAACTCCGCCAGGGCCTTGATCGTTCGCAGATACGCCATTCGTACCCTGCGGGAAACCGTTGTGGGCAGCTTCGGATACGTCCATCATGAAATACACGACTACGGTCCCGGTCCCGAATCCGTTCGGCGCCACCCATGCGCGAGTGACGCCCGGTACGGCGAGCGCCCACGTCTTGTAGTCGCCTTGTGCGCCGCCCTGTGGCAATGTCTGAAACGCCGACATGACGCGGCTACTGAAAGCAGCCTGAGTCTCGACGTCTGCGCCGCCAGTGAATGCCCCCGTAGCAGTGCCGCCCGACTGAATCCCGGTAACAGCCGTGCCGAGCGTTAGTGCGGTTCCCGAATCACAGTTCCCGTTAGCGCCGGGAGTCGTGGCGGTCACTGCGACCGTCACCGACGAGCCCGATACGGTTGCGTCTGCGTTGGTCGTGTACGTCACGCCATCGCCGCGAACAACCTGCGTCCCAGCGAGGATGGTTCCGGAAGATCCCGGAAACGTCACGTTGCCTGTCGCAGGAGCCGCACCCTTCAGATAGACGCTCTTCAGCGCACCCCAGCCGGCCAGATATTCATCCGTCGACGTCCATGGCACGGCCTGCTTTGATATCCAGTCCAGATATCCGTAGTGCAGATGTGCGAGGCCAGCTTGCGCCTTACCGGTGATCTTGAGGTTGCCAACGCGCAGAAGGGGATCAGAACCCGGCACGCTTGAGGCGATGTCGGACGCGACCTGAGTAGTCAGGTCCGAAAGTAGAGGCCGAGCGAAAGGCATCAGTTAATCCCGTTCCAAGCCCACGTGAACGCACTCGCCACCGTGGAGCCATCCTGTTTGTATGCGACGACCTGTGCGCCTAGTTCGCTCGCCTTGGTCCATTCGACCAGCACGTCAAATTTGGCGACAACTCCATCGTCGATCATCCATTGCAGCGCCTCGACTATGTAGTCATAGGCACGCTGCAATGTTTCCTGCGTCTGCTTGGCTCGCTGAAGGAGCCACAATCTAGAGCCGATCTCTACCGTTTCGCCGGCATCGCCCCACCAGCCGCGCGGGTCGTTGGTGCCATCGGGAATCACGTCGTCAGGCGCGGCTATGCGATCGGTAAAGAGGGATATGAGCAGGGCTGTTTGAAGGTCATGGCCGGTCGTCAGCAATGCGCCGGACATGAGCCAATCTCCGCGGGAATTAGCGGTATCCCAAACTGTCGTCGTGTCGGTCATTCGGGCTGGCTCGGTGCGTTCGTGTTGATCGTGCTGCTGCCCGTCTGGACGTTCGCGATCGGGTGCGTGTGCGTGTTATAGATGAGCCGCTCGGACGCCATGCTGCGGCCCGTCGTATCGCAGTTGTCGACGATGTCGCCCGTGCATTCAAGGCGCGGCGTCACCATACGAACCTTCGTCGCCGCGTTGATCGTCACAGTCGTGGCGTTGTTGACCGTCACGGCCTGATTCTTCGCATCGACCACGATTCCGCCGGAGGCAGTCAGATAGATCTGTTTGCCGTCCTGGCTGTAGATCATCGTCTCGCCTGACGCGAGGTTCTTTGGCCGCGACGGCTGGTGCACCGTGCCTAGCACGACACCATTCGACCGGTCGCCGCCGAGGAACACGACAAACGCATCAGAATTGACGGGAGGGTTTGACGTCAGCCCGAATTCCGCAACGCGCGGCGTGTTATCCCGCGTCTCCAGGGGGTTCAGCTTGACCTGCATCATCTGAACGCCGCCCGAGTCGTTGACCGTGGTCACCAGCGCGCGGGCGAGCGAAAGCAGAACGCGCCGTGCGACGCGCTCGATAATTCCTTGATCGCTCATTGCTGGGGCACTGTTCCGATTACGTCGCCGTACTGCGGCAGGATGAGGACTGGTTGAGGCGTGAACGCTTCAGGTGCCATCAGCGTTAGTTCTGCATGGGTTCCATCAAGCCCGAGGTGATAGGTCACCTCTGCTATGAGATAGCGCACCGGAACCGTGCCCGCCTGATCGCCCGACACCTTCATTGAAGGAATCAGGACATCGATGAGTTTGTTCGGCTCCCAGAGGTTGCCGTCAATGTCGCGCCAGTTGTCGACCGTCACATGCACGACCTCAGATCGACCGCGGCGCCGCGCCACCTCCCACAACGCCCGTTGCTTGCCGATGTCCCAGCCGAGCTCGCCAGCTTCAGCGATGATGACGCGCCGACGATGCCGGGTCACGTTCGGATCGGTCGCGGTGAACACCGGAGCATTCACCGCGTTCAGATCGAGCAGGTTGTTCGTGCCGATCATGACAGCCATGATCTCGGAATAGCGCTGATCCATCGATCGCTCGACGGCTGCACTTTCCATGTTGATGCCTTCCTCAATGCCGCTCGACATCGCCACCGTGCCGGCGCGCGTCATCCTGAGCGTTCCGTCTGGGTCTTCATAGACCAGTAGCGCACTGAAGCGCGATGAACGCTCGATGATCTCGTACGCCGTCTCGCCGAGCATGATGTTCTGCTGCGGGATGATCGGCAACTTATCGACGTCGCAATTGACTGTGATGTTGTACGGCACAGCCAACTTCGTCGCGATGTCGGCAGCCGTGCAGTTGCTGATCTGCCCGTTCGGCCATTGGGCCGCGCAATCGAGCAGATCCTGACACTTCCCGCGGCCCGTCACGCGAATCTCGTGCATTTGTGCGTTGATACTCGGCACAACGCGATCCACGTAGCCAGTCACGACCGGATCGAGCCCGATGGTCAGAATGCACTCGTCGCCCGGTTGCACGACAACGTCGTTGGCTTGGCCGGGAAACAACTCCGTCATTCCGATTTCGAAGTCGCTCGGGAAACGCTCAATTCCGCGAGTGCAGCGCAGGTAGGTCCACCCGGCCAGCATGTAATTGCCGACCGAGAGGAGGATTCCGTCATCTACCATTGCTTAGCTCGATAGTGCTTTAAAGGATGTGGGGCAGAACGCCGGATGGATTGGCGCGGCTTGCACCACCAACTCGTCAGAACGCGTCGCGTCCCGGTACATCCGATTCGCCAGCGTCAGGGCCGGTAATGTCGCGTTGAAATTGAACGTCGCGATAGACGCCAAACCGACGCCGCGCTGGTCCAGGTCGGCCACAACAGCCTGACGCAGCGTCCGGAGCGACGTGTACACGTCGTCCTCGCCCTGATTGGCGGCGGTCGTGATCTCGCTGTCGATCAACGCCGTAACGCTGTCTCGCATTGCCGATGCATCGTTGGCTGACGTCGGCTGATAGGTCGAAGACGAAATCGCGATCTGGGCGATTGCTGCGCGCCGCAACAGATCCGTACAAGCGGCCTGCATCGTCGTCCGCGCTGCCGCTACTTGCGATGTACCGACAACTGGAGCCGGGCTATACGTCGTCAGGCTAGTCAGCAAGCGGATAGCATCGGCCGGCGAGTTGGACGCTGCGGCCAGCGCCTTTACGACACCTTGCGCAGCGTTGGCGAACGTCGTCGGGTCAGTGCCAACGTTGGACGCTGCCGCCGTGAGTGCGCCCCCAGCCGTTGACACTGCAGCGCGATTCGCTGTGTCAGCCGAAATCAGGCTTGCCGGAGTCGCCGTGGGGGCCGTCTTCTGGTTATTGGCCAGATAACCTATATTGCCGCCACCAAAGAAGCGCCCGAAATTCCCGACCAGAGAGGAAATCGAATTCCAGAACCGCTTGACGTCGTGAATCAGCGTCGTGACAGTCTGGTACCAGCCGACGACCGTCGATACCGCAGCCTGAACGACTGCTGCGCCTTTCTGGATGGCAGTAGCGGCACGTTTGATGAAGCTCAGCAGCGATGAGGCATTGAGGCCGGATGCGGCGCTCGAAACCGCAGAGGCGGTCGGTTGCAGCGCTTGAGGATAGAGTCGAGCGCCGCCCAGCGCGAAAACGAACCGAACCTCAATGACTCGACCGCGATCCCACGACGACCCGAATTCGACGTGCAGACAATTAACCTTCCGCACGCCGTAAGTTGGGTGTATGAGTTGCCCCAGCCCTGGAGAGCTCGTGTTCCCGACCACGCCGCCATTTACGATGCCACCCTGGATCGCCGCGATCAGTTTGTCGCGCTGAGAAAATACCGAACCCCCGCCATATACCAGGCTGTTTTCGACGAGAAATCCCTCAATTCGAAAAACACCTGTTTGCAGACCGAGATCCTCGATCCACGGCATCGTCTCTTTGTTCGGGTACTCATGGACGACATTGCGCCGCCCAAACGTGGCGCTTTCTGTCAGCACCGCGA